AGACCAAGCCGAGCAGAAGTACCTACAGTAATCGTACAAGTTCCCTTCATAGGTGATACAACAATACTTGATACAGTTTTGAATGCCTTAGTACCAGTAAGTGTCTCAGCAGTACCATCAGTAATATCAAACGTATCAGTAATAGTCGCACCCTCTACGTTAGTTCCTGTTACAATCGCAGTTCCATCTGCAATACCTGAAGCCGTCCCCATTGTAATCGTGATAACACGAGGGACATCAGGGTCAGTGATACTAGCAGTAATCGTTGTGGTTACACCAAGCGTCAGAGTCTGTGCCGCATGAACTGCGGTTGTAGAAGCAGTCGCTACTTCATGAAACGTGTGGGTGTACCCGAACGAATACTTGCAGATGTTTTTATCCCATTGACTTCCAAATGCGTGTCTTTGCCACGAAGCCGTTTTACTTAATAGTTGCATATATTCTCCTTTTAGGAGAAGGGCCAGATGAGCTGACCCTACCCATTAGTTATTTTTAGCTATTATCGCCTTTAGAACCAAATGTTCCTCTCCACCCAGAGAATCCGCAAGACCAACGTGCATCAAGCGAGTATTCTAAGTCTTTGGTGTCGAAGTCATCATTGTTCTCAAGGTTTGGTTGCTGTCTCCAGAAGAAGTTCAGCGAGTGAAGATTAGAGTCAAGAACGGAGTATGCAGTGTCAGACCCGCCAGCTGTAACATTAGCGATGTAAGGCCATACGATAGGAGTAAGAACTCCCTCATAAGGGTTTATATCGTTGTTAGCTGTACCTATTCTTTGTGAAGAGTTAAGAAGAATCTTAGCCTCTTTTTCAAGAGCAGGCGGAATTACTAGTTTGTCTGGTCGGACAAGCATTAACTGTCCTCTATCGTCAAGGGTTTCTCTCATCGCAACAAGAATGGTCTCGATTGAATCTTCAGCCAAGTCCATAGTTGTCGTGTTGCTTTGAGCTGTGCCGCCATCACTTCTTGGGTGGTCTGAAGCAAACAATGCTTTAGCGTCACCGCCAGAAAGGAAAGCAGCCTTACCGCCACCGCCAGAAGTCCAGCCGTAGTTTAATACGTCAGAAGCAGCTGTTTCAACCGAGCGGTTGCCAGCGATTGCAAGCCCTTTTGCTCTTTTCTCAACTTCTCGGAATTGGTCGTCAGCAATCATTTCCTTAGTAATTGAGGTTTTAAGAGCATAAGTCTTGTGAGTGTAAGTTGAGTCGTAGCCTTGGTAAAGCGTATCAGAAGTGATAGCTGCACCTTCAGCTTTCTCTACCAACGTTCCAAGCCCAGAGATACCAGAGTCTTTTTCAATGTTCTTGTTAGAAGTCAGTACATTGAAAATACTTCGGTAAACGTATGGGAGTTCTCTTTCAGCATCTGAGTAGAACTTCCTAAACGCTGGGTCAAGGGCATCGGCAAAGTTTTGTCGTGTAATTGGATTTGCCATTTCAGTCTCCTAGTTAGTTATTATCTAGATTATTCTGTGTAGTTTGCTACGAAGTAGGTGTAAGTTGGTGTATAAAGACCGATAGAAGTATCAGCATCATAGATACTACCAAGTACATCTTGCGGATTATACTCAAGGCAGAGCAATTGGTTAGCAGACGAACTTGGGGCAGCAGCATCAACATTAGTGTCGATTTGCTGTATCCCAGTTGTCCCTGTGATTGCGTGCCATTCACCAACATCATCCTGGGCAAATGTCTCAGTTGTGTTGTCATTGTCCATAACAAACTGAGTGCCAGGAAGAGCTAGGATGGTTTCTACCTTGTTAGTACCACCAGAGTTTCCTGTAACTGTTTCGTTAGCAACCCCTAAAAGAGGTTCATCAGCCGCAGCTACGTCAACTTTACCAGTAGCACCATCAAAGGTAAGCCAGTCACCCTTGGTGATTACTTCACTTGCTTTAATCTTGTAACTTCCAATCGCAGGTACACCGCCTTGAGCGTTTCTTACAAATTTTGCACCGTACATTTTATCTCACTTTCTCCCCTTTAATTATCTCCCATAATCTTATCCATAAGCATGAGTTTTCATTTCGGGGAAAGTTAATATTACTTATTCTTTGCTTCTTCAGATAGCTTCTTACCTTCGAGATAGTCTGCTTCAGACATATTCATCATTTCAGCAACCCTTCTTTCGGTCTCCGTCAAGATTCCTTTTTTAGTGGAACCCGTGCCTCCAGTTGAACTGCTTTGTGAAGCTTCTTGTTTTTGAGCCATTTTAGCCATCCCTTCTAGTTCTGCATCCGATGATTCTAAAGTCAATGCCGTCCAAGTCCTCGCAAGAAGTGCAGGAGTTACCCCAGTCTTTTCGCCACGTTTAGCGGCAAGCCGAATTTGCGTCTGGAACATCTCTTGGAAATCAGACTGTAGTTGAGGATTAGTCTTAATTTCTGGATGTACTTTAGCAAATTCTTCAAAGATTGATTTATTCTCTTCTTCTTCTTTGGTACGAATTGATTGCAAGGCTGGGTCGTCTTTTGTAACAACTCCGCTTGCTAACATCGCTTCTTTTACGGCTTCGATTAGAACACCCTTATTAAGAGTGCCATCATCGTTGATTATGTCCGCCTTATAATCACCAGTTTGCATGGTGCTCATAAACTCCTGTTTTAACGCAGGATTGGTGTTCACAATCTTTTGAACAACTTCAAAGTCCTTGTTTTTTTCTTCAAGTTCTTTAGCTAGACGTACTGCTTCCTGAGAAGAGTTATAATATTTCTCCTCAAGGGTTGGCACATAATCTTCGTCAGCCACTCCAAATTGTTTTGCAGAATATCTGGAAGGTTTTGGTTTCTCTGTCTCTGATTCTTTTTGAGGTTCTTCCTCGGTTTCCTCAGGTTTTTCTTCCTCGATTTCGGTTTCCTCGGATTTCCCCTCAGTTTCTTTTTTTTCATCGGCCTGTTTCTCTTCAGGCTCTTGAGTTTTCTTAGCCATAATGACTCCTTTCAGATGACTGTTTTTATTCAGCCACCAGTTTTAGGTTTTTAAAAAGGCATCATAACGAATTATGTGCAGGTCAAATACACACAATCCGATACAATGCCTCTTCGTAAGGTAAATTATAGGTTTGTAAATAATTCTTGTTTTATTTTAAGGTGCTCTTTAGAGAAAGAAAATTGGATATTACCGTCTGGGCGATTGTCTATCTCATCAGCGTTCGCTTCAACCCAAGCAATCATCCTCTGGCTTCGTGGGATGAAATCTTGTTTCGCTATCCTTATTTTAACAGATGAATACTGTTCTGTCAAATCGCTCATTTCTTCCTCTCTTCTTTATTTCTTCTTTGTTGATTTGCGGATTTTATTTCCGTATTTTTTCATCCACTTACTAGCCATTTTTGGCTTGTTTGCTAGCATCCACTTTTTCTGCTTTGAACTTTTGAATGGACTCATTTTTTACCTTTCTTTTTTTTCTTCCTGTCGACTACCAGGTAGTTGTGTTTCATCTGATTCTCTTCCCACAGGATTTGAGCTAATTTACCACGATTCTCATCATTTAAGCGGGTATCCCTGACGGTCATATTCTGCATCGCCAGATTCTGCTTGCAAACCGCTAGAATTTTGGAATATACCTCCCAAAACTCGGATTTATAACCATTTGCAAGGATTTCTTTCTCATTTTTGGTCAAAAAGTCCTTTTTTACGTTCATTTTTCACCTCTTTTTACGTTTTTACAAATTTTGGTTTGTTTTTGGGGAAGTACCCGCTACATCAGGAGCAACTTGTTGCATCCCTTGGGCTGGTGGAGCCATTTGAGAAGCCATATTAGGACTTTCCACCATTCCGTCACCTCCAGGAGTACCAGGAACCATCATCTTACTTCCTTCTCCTACAATATGAGCCTCAAAAACACCTTGAATCTCTGGTGGAAGTTGCTCATAGATAGATGTTTTAGCAAACGTCAAGTGAACCAGCGTATGAGCTTCATCGGCACCTGGGGTTGGAGGGATTGGATGCCCTGCCGACATAACTACGTTTTCCTGTTCGGCCTGCATCTGCATATCAACTTCATCCGATGGGCCTTTTTTAATCCAGGTATCAGAAGCCTCATCCATAATCTCAATATACCTTTGAACTGAACTTCTTGGGTTGAGCTGGTTTAGGATAATCGGATTCGCCGTCAGTCGGTCAAACATCTCAGTAATATTTTTCTGCTTTTGAGACTTAGGAATATCAGCAGTAGTGGAAGCCTCAACTTTAATGTCCACTTCCAGGTCAAGAAGTCCCTTAGTCTGATTGTTAATCTCGAAGAATGAATATCCGTCAATGTTATTTATATCCAGATTCCCTTTTTCGTCTATTGAGAACTCCCGTCCGTCAATTCTGATTTGTCGGTATTTCTTCTGAGCTATCTCTTTATCGCCAGACATTGTAATCTTTTGAATCTTAGGAATTGGATAAAAGAAACGAATGTTTGAAAGTCTGAGTCTCCCAAGCCTGACAAGAGAATCCATTTCATCCATAATCTCACAAGCATTGATACGTTTCATTGAAGATTCTTTTAAGATAGCCGCTTCAGTCGCCGTACCACCCACATTCAGTCCCTGCACCCTGTCGTCAATCCCTGTTGCTCTGCGAATATCATCAAGAAGAATTTCTTCTTCTCTGTAAGTTGATGGTTTTACGTCTCCGTATTCTATCCATCTAATTACCTGGTCAATAGATTTGCCTTGAGGATTGACGGGTATCCCGCCCATCGGACGAGTAATTAAGTCTTCCTCATCCAAGTCAATCATCTCATCATAGAAGAACATTTTCTGAAGACCCATTTTCTGATAATCAAGACGGAGGTTTGAGAGAGTATTTCTCTCATCTACAAGTGAACGGATAATCCAAGGAATCCCATATCCGTAAAATTCGTTCGGCTTTTTATACCTGTAGATAGGAATGAATGGAATCTCTTTATGAGAATAAGGTATCGGCCCCTTGCGGATACAAACCCCATTCGCTACCACAATATATTGGTCTTTAGACCGATTGTAGTAGTGAAGAACTTCAACCTCTTTATCAGTCATATCTTGAGGTCGGTCATAGAACGAAGGCCAGGAAGTATCCCCGCCAAAAGAAACATCTTCCGTATTTTCAAAACCACGTTTCCCTTCATAGACCCTACGAAATTCATCAATGTCTAAAATCTCTCTTAAGATACCATCACGAGCTTTCTTAATGTGATTTGCTGATGGGTCGGTAAAGATTACTTCATTCGGTTTGTACTCCGCATAACAATCATCAAAATCAATCTTTCTCTCAAGCGTGTATTTTTCTTCAATCTCTCCTTTTTCATTCTTGGTGAATTTCTTAGGAGAGTTTACCATACGGGAATCTTCCCGATAATATTCTACAACCCAACCAGTCCCGCGGATTTTTGATTCCTTCTTGGCTCTCTGATATTCATAATCAAAGTCCCCCACATCGAAAGAATATTTCATTGTAGCGTTTATAAGATGAACTTGATTCTTATCCCCTGCTTCACGAGGGTCAACCTTAGGGCGAGGTTTTCGGTCTATCGTTTCCTGAAGTTCGGTTTCGATAATTGCAAAAGCAATCGGCTTATTGATGTTTGTCCTATAGTCATCTTCATCCAAAGACGCAACATAAGCCTCATATGCCTTGTCCCCGTCATCCCATCTTGTCTGGGCATCTTGACGGGATTGGGCATCACGCATCGCTTTAAAGCGTTCATACACCTGCTGTAAGTATTTGTCCTCTTCCTCTGTCGGTTGGTCAGCAGGTTCCTCGGCCTCTTTTTCAAGTTTCTCAGTTCTCTCCTCCTCGGTTAACTTAGCCATTTTTCCTCCTAATATCTAGTTATTGCAGAACGCGGTTTACTCATTATCTTAAAAAGTCTCTTTTTCTTTTTTCTTTCCTCTTCGGTATTTTTTGTTTGCCTCCCCATTGGCGGGTATCCCAAAAGAAGTACATCTGCCAGTGCATCTATTATATCATCTGTCTCCCCTCTTGGAAAGCACACAAGTTCATATTCCAAATCTTCAAGATACGGACAGCCTCTGATATGAAAGATATGTCCAAATTCATAAAAAGGCTGCAGCCCCCTAATACGAACTTCTTTAGATTGATTGGTTCTTTTGACTTCCTTCAAGGGAATCCACCATCCCCTTTCTTTCATCCTGTCATTTAGGGCATATATAAGGGTCTTCTGATAAGCCACTGATTCCACTCCTACCGCCTGAGGTTTATGCTTCTCGTAAAGTCTGAAAATATTATCCACGATTTCAGACGGCATCATCCTGCCGCGAATAATATCCTTCACATAAACATTCCTCTCCCCGTCCATCCCTGCTACCACCATAGCCGTGTAGTCAGCGGTCTTTTCCTGGGAGATGGCTGGGTCAACCAAAACAAACCAGTTAATCGGCTTCCCTTCAATAAAGTCAGAGTCCACTCTTCTAATTTGAGAATTTTTAAATGTTGCCGTTTCGTCATCCACTGGTTTGTTCTGATATTGGCATGAAAATACATGAGTCCCTTGAGACGACCTGGTAGCAGCCAGAAATTCCCGAGTCAGTCTTTCTGGAAAAAGCAAAGTTCCATCAGGACGAGTTGCCTGACGAGCATAAATACAAAACCTGTCTTTTTCATTTTTAATAATATAGTTGTACAAATCCAGAAAATGCCATCTCGTTCCAATCACAATCATAATTCCTGTAGGCTCCAGGAGAGACAACAGGAACCTGTAATGGTCAATCACATTATCAATCTGTTCCTTCGTAGAAACGTTCTTTTCAGAATGAAGGTCGTCTGCAATGATGACATCATAGTGCATCCCGACTTTGGTAGTCCCGATACCAGCAGCGGTGATGTTTGGTTCTTTGGCCTTTCGTTTACGAGCAGCGATGTTAAGTTCCGAATCCGTCCATTTATCTGATGACTTCTTGGCATCGGGGTACATCCCGTGAACGACTTTAAATATCTCTCTGTATCTTTCGTTATCTTCAAAATGGCCTTTAATCTCGTTTATGAAAGCCCTCGACTTATCAAAAACCTCCGAGTCTATCATGATGCGAAGGTCTGGGTTCTGAAGCATCAACTGAAGGGTGAATCCGATAGCCACACATGATGTCTTAAAAGACCCGCGGGGCATCAAGATAAGACGAAACTTTTTCTGCATATCATTGATATCGTAATTACGATTAAATATCTGAACATCTCTCCCCCCTTCGGATTGAAAAAAATCCTTCTGTTCAGAATTCAAGTATTCCGTCTTCCCGTCTGGAGTTACCAAGGATTCCACAATCCTGCAAAGTCCCCTATGGACGTGCTCTTCCATAATCGAATACCCCAGAACGCTTTTATCCATGTAATAGAGGTCTCGTTTTGCCTGCTCCGCCACATTCAGGAAAGCAGCCGCATGGTTTATCTT